TAAAAGGTTTTTGCTGGACAAGAAAAGAGGCATCCCCAGCAATTTATTCGCAGAATTGTGCGGCATAAGCCGACAGCATTTGCACGAAACCTTTGTTTTGGACACCAGGACGCTATCGGAAACAGTGCAGCGCCGTGTTTCTAGGGCGTATTGCCTATGGAGAGACGGCAAAATTCGCGTGATGGTGCATTACGGCAGGAAATATCTGGAGTTTCGGAAGGAACCCAAGCAGTACGCAACCAGAGGATACGGCTTACAGGCCACTTCTGAGGGCATAAAACTCAAAATTGGCATCAGAAATAGGCTTGATTATAGTGATTATCGGTTAGATGAGACAATAAAGGGGAGGTAATTATGGCGGTATTGAACGATTATAAATGCTCAGAACACGGCTTTTTTGAGGGCTATGAGCCTGTTTGCCCTAATGGATGCACAGAAAACGTCCATGTTGTGTTTCTCCAGCCTGTTGGCTTGAAGTCAGACACGACAAAGCACAACGACAAGACGATCAATCAGCTTGCGCTGGACTTCAACATGACAAATATGAAGTCGGCAAGAGAAGGTGAGAACCAGTCCGGCTTCTACACCCGCAACAACAAGCCCGTTCCCAAAGATGTACCGCAGCCGCCCCGTGAATCTCGGCCTGGCGATGCAGTAATGTGGGGCAACGTAGGCGGGAAACTGAACATGGATACGTTGCTTAAAGGAAATGCTTTTAGGTCAGTTGCGGGAGAGAGTGTAGGTGTGTCACCATCCAGTTTGGGCAACTTGACAACGCCCAAGACCGCGAGTTATATGGCAGACCATGAGAACCTTCAGGTGAGAAAATAATGCGAATCCCAACCAATCCCCTGCAACGGGAGGCTTTTTATCTCGATCTCATAGAGAAATGCTTGGTATCCCGCGAAGAACGTAAGGCTGACTATGCCGCCCTGCGTTCCTATTTTCTTTTTGGCGCTGCCCCTGAAGAACCGCCAGCCATCTTCAATAAAATCTATCCGCATATCGACCAACTGAGTAGCTTTCTCTACTCTGCGGAAACCACAAGATTCTCACTGGACTTAGGCGCGTCGGTTTCTCCGCTTGAATTAACAAAAGCGCCTTCAATGGCGCACAAGCTTAACGATGAGTGGCTGAACTCAAACACTGACCAAGTTTTTTCAAACGCACTGAACTGGTCGCTCTGCTACAACACCACGTTCATTAAGCTGGTTGTTAAGAACGGCATCCACCCGTACTTGGTTGATCCTGGCGCTGTCGGTGTGTTGCGAGAAGATGTGCCGTACACGGATCGCCAAGAAGCGATTGTCCACAGCTACTACATTACGAAGTCAGAACTCTATGCACGTTTGTGGTCGCATCCAAAACGTCAGTCTATTGTTGATCGCGTAACAGCCTCCTTCCACGAACAGACCACAGATATTCCTGAAGGCATTGACCGCATCATCATGTCGCAGACAAACCCGAACTTGATGGGTACGGTCAACCTAGACTTGTCTGGCATGAACCGCTACAAAGCGCGAGTGGCAGAAGACACCGTAGAGATGCACGAACTTTGGGTGTGGAATGACGATACCCAAGACTATCAGTGCGTCACCATTGCTGATCCTGACGTTGTAATCTATGACCGCCCAGGCGAGTCAATGTTCTTGAAGGGTGAGCAGCCCCTTATCCAGCTTTGCCCAAACCCGCAATACGATTACTTCTGGGGGCAGTCAGAAGTTCAGCGGTTGGTATTCTTGCAAGCCCTGCGTAATAAGCGCATGACTGAGATTCTTGATCTGCTGTCTAAACAAGTTTCGCCGCCTACAGCGTTGATGGGCTTTACAGGGATTCTGGATGAAAAGAATTTTGCCCTTAATCGTGCTGGTGGTTTGCTTGCTACTGATATGCCAAGTGCAAAGGTCGAAAAACTTGCACCGAATATTCCCAATGATCTTTTCGAAGTCATCCGCGAAGTCGATGTAATGTTTGCAGAAGCCTCAGGCATTACGCCGGTGTTGGCTGGTCGCGGCGAATCTGGTGTTCGCAGCCAATCCCATGCTTCTAGCCTGGCTCGACTAGGTTCCTCTCGCGCTAAGAAACGTGCGCTGATTATTGAGGACGCGCTGGAGAAAGTGGCAACGCTTTACATGAAACTCATCCAGAAGTACGACACAACCAAGCTGCTGGATGCAGAGGGTAATGTATTTATCCCAGCCCAGTTTACGGGTGACTATGTGGTGAAGGTGGACGCGCACTCCAACAGCCCAATCTTTACAGAAGACCTGCGTCAACTAGCGTTTAGCCTGTTTAACGCACAGGCCATTGATCGTGAGTCGCTGCTTGACCTGCTAGAGCCGCCCATGAAACAATTACTGAAAGAGAAATTGAAGATCATGGAAGAAAAGCAGCAAGCGATGGCAATGGCGCAGCCACCAGCACAAGGCGGAAAACCGCAAGAGCCACCCCCGCAAATCCAGGAGGCAGCATGAACAATTCCAACGTAATGACCCCCAAAGCAGACCAGCCGCGAGTGACTACGGAAAGTTTGCGCCAGGGTGAGCAGCCAGCAAATTTGCAATACAGAGTAAGTTCTTTCCGTACTTACACCCCACGAACTGAAAACCGCAGTTCGTCCACCCGCCTAGTGCGATAAGGAGTTGCAAAATGGATAAGAAAATGAAGCGTGGAAGAAAGTGCCGCCGATAGCTTGACAAAAGCTATCAATTTGGTTATTTCTATCGCAAATTTTTATTGAGGTTGATATGGGCGTTCCTTCCGACCAGTTGATGAAGCTGATGGAGAGTCAGCAAAAGAAGAAGCCAAAGGTTGAGGTTGAAGTCAAAACCGATGGTGAGGAAGAAGCGGACGATGAATCAGAAGGCATGAGTGGCGATGATACGCCACCTATGTCTTCTCCCATGTCCACGCCTGAACCTGCAATGGGTTCAAAAGAAGGCGCAATGGTCAATATCAGCTTGGCAGTTGATCTGATTAAACGGTCACTTCCTGGCATTGGCGCGGATTCTGAAGAAGGCCGCAAAGCACTATCTGCAATCAAAACCCTTATGTCTGTTGTTGGAGAGCGCAAAGACAGCGCAGAAGAACTCAAACAATCAGAAATCTTGCAAATGTTACAATCGCTTCCGCAAGCTGGTGGTCAATCGCCAGAGGGCAAGGCGATGGCAGCCGCGCCAGCGGTTCCTGGCATGATGTAATTTTTTGAGGAACTATTATGGATTTGTTTAAGCCTCGCGGCGCTGCCGCACCCCGTAATCCTACGGACAATAACCAGCAGAATGGTCAAATTGTAAATACTCCACGCTTTGCAACATTGGGTGGCCTGACCAACGCAGCAAAAGCTGGCGCAAAGAACAAAATGATGGTTGAGAAACCAGGCGGCAAGCGCATTATCTGATGCGCTTTTTTCTTATTAGTAGGGGATAACTATGTCACTTGAAGACCTGACTCCAGAAGCGCGTGATGAGCTTGCAATGCTTTCTCGTCAACTTGCGGAGAATCCAAATACCCGTAAAGACTTTCTACGCCTAACGAAGAAAGCCAAGCCGGATATGCCGATTCCAGAGCTTGAGATTGAAGATGCGACAAATGCTGTTGTGCAGAAAGCCAATGAGCGTGTCGAGCGTCTTGAGGCTCAACTGCGTGAGCGCGATGCCATTGAAGAACTGAAAAAGCGCCGTGACAAACTCCGCGCCAAAGGTCTTGCTTCTAGTGACGAAGACATTGAGCAGATTGAAAAGGTCATGCTGGATAAAGGCATTACCAACCATGAAGCGGGAGCTGAGTATTGGGCTTGGATGAAGCAGTCTGCTGCCCCAACCCCCACGGGCTACAACCCGTCTGCGATCAAGGGCTTCAATCTTGACCAGTTCTGGAAGAACCCTGTACAGGGCGCTCGTAACGAAGCTGCTGCTGCATTGCACGAACTTAGGCGCAATCCGAAACCAATCGGGTTGTAATGTAAACAGGGGATATTTTTAGAATCGGAGATAAATCATGCCTATTGGCGGTGGTATTCTTCCGGCATCGGGTTCGACACAATTTACCGAACTGACTTACGTCACTCGGCGTGCCTTTATCCCGAAGCTGGTAGTTCAACTCTATAACTCGACTCCGCTTATGGCGGCGCTGATTGCCAACAGTCAGCAAGCCTCAGGTGGTGTTTCTTCCGTAACCGTTCCTGTTCAGGGTTCGCAGTTTGTGAACGCTCAATGGTCTGACTACAGCGGCTCGTTCGCTCAACCGTCAGTCCAGCAAGGCGCTTATAACGCTGAATTCAACCTGAAGCTGATGATTGCTCCAGTACCGTTCCTCGGTATGGAAGGTGCAGTTCAGCAGGACGCTGCTGTTATTCCTCTGATCGAAGCTCGCATGAACGACGCGACCAACGTGATGATGGATGCGATGGCAACCTCGCTGTACAACAACACCACGAACAATCAGCAGTTTATTGGTCTCCCTGCTGCCGTTGCCGATTCTGGCACTTACGGCAACATTGACCGTAGCACTTACACTTGGTGGAAGTCGAAGCAGTACGCTGCTGGCTCCGTCAACCCAACCCGTCAAAACATCCTCCAGTACATTTCCGGTACTGTGAAGAATGGCGCTGAAGTTCCTTCATTCGGCGTTTGCGGTTTTGGTACTTGGACTCTGCTGGCTCAAGACTATGTTGGTCAAGAGCAATACGTTATCACTCCTGGCTCCGGCTTTGACAGTGATGCGAACGGCGCTCAAGCTGCCTTCCGCGCTTTGATGGTTGCTGGCGTTCCTATTTATCCTGATCCATATTGCCCAGAAGGTACTGTGTACTTCCTGAACACCAACTATCTCTCGCTCTATATCCATGAGCAGGGTTCGTTTGTGTTTACGGGCTTTGAATCGACGCTTCCGAACTGGCAGATTGGCTACGTTGGCGCAGTGCTGATGATTGCTGAATTGGTCAACACGAAGCCTAAGTCGATGACAAAGGTGACGGGCTACAACTCTTTGACTTTGTAAGGGAGAAATAGTCATGTCAAACAAAATCCTAGTCGCTGGTGCGCCGACTGATTCCCCAGGCGCATTTTTCCAGGCTTATGCTGCTGGCACTGCAACCGTCACCGTTCCGGCTGGCGATTACTTCATTACGCCGACCGCAAACGTCACCATTGAACTGAATACCAATACCAGTGGCAACATCAGCAATGCAGTTTGGGCTGTTGTTGTCGCAAACAACACTGGTGGTTATTTCGTCGCTGATGGCGTAAACGTTCGTGCTAATGTTTTGGCTGGCACTCCGACAATCACTCTGTTCCAAGTGAACGGTGGTGAGGCTGTGTCTGAGACTTACGCCTAAGGAGACAGCATGAATGCTAACCGTGTAGGTGCGTTGTTACCTAACAGCTTTGGCAACTTTGCTATCGGTAAGGCAGTCGGCGTATCCGTCGCTGCCACTGGTAACGCAGTTGCTCAAATTCCTGTTGTGGGTGGAACCTCATACATTGTTCGCAAGATTCTTGTCGCTAATGCAAATCAGAGCATTGCTACCGGCAACGTGACGATCCTTACCTCTAACGATGGTAATGCGTCCAACGCTGTTAGCAATGCAACTCTTTTGTCTTCCGTTAGCAGCAACGCTACTTTCCAAGATGTTACTTTGGCTACTGGCACTGCTACTACGGTTTACTCTGCTGGTTCGTTGTACGTTAAGGTGAACACAGCGGTTAGCGGCGGTACTTGCGACATTACCGTATTTGGTGACGTTGTAACCCTATGACAACTATTTATGTGACCAACAAGACTGATAAAGTTCTTGTCGATGAATATGCCTTTAAGCAGTATAAGTTTCCAGTAAACATTACTGTTGAAGTACCCATTGAAGTTGCGCGTCACATATTTGGTTATGGCTCTGATAATAAAGAGTTAATAGTAGCTAGGCTGGGATTTGCAAAAACTTTAAACGATATGCCGGATGGGTTACTTCATTTGGAAAAGTTTATTGTGAGCGAAGAAAAGCCTAAACAGGATCGGTCTTTATCCCCGCCGATTGACCTAGTACCCCCTCCCGTTCCGCAAGGTCGGGTGGGGAGAACCGTCCAAAAAGCAGCTTAACTATGGGAATTAAATGGCAACGCTTTCTGGTTACATCACGGAAGTCCGTAGGCTGTTGCATGACGCTAACGGAAATTTCTACTCTGACTCTGAATTAACTGATTACATTAATTCAGCCAGGGAGCGCGTTGTCCGCGATACCGGTTGCCTCCGCACCATTCAAGTTACACAAACCCCACTTGCACCCGTAGCTTCAGCTACACAGCCCGTACCCTGGGCAGCTACTACAGCGGTCAATGTTGGCGAGTACATTTTTTCTAATATCTTTATTTACCAGGTTACGACTGCTGGAGTAACCGGTACTGAGCCGCCTAGCTATCCTGCGTATGGTGGTTTATATCCTCCAAGTACGCCATTTGCGAATGGTACAGCGCAGTTTACTTATGTCGGCAACGTCGAAAACATCAACTATGTAGCTTTGCCACAAGGCATTAATACGCTCGACGTTCTTAACATCAATCTTTATTGGGGAAATAGCCGTGTTCCGCTGCAATACTTGCCGTGGACGCAATTCAATGCCCAGTTGCGCTACTGGCAAAACTACATTGGTCGGCCTGTAGCGTTTTCTATTTTTGGTCAATCCAAAATTTATCTTTCTCCAGTACCGGATCAAATCTACACCGTTGAGATTGATACCATCATCTTGCCTACGCCACTGACTACGAGCAATCAAGCTGATGAGATTATTGATCCGTACACTAACCCTGTTGCTTTCTATGCGGCCTACAAAGCTAAGTACAAAGAGCAGAGCTATGGTGAAGCTGAGATATACAAACAGGAATATGTGAAACCT